TTGGGGCGCGTCGTCAAACAGTTTATTCAGCACCTTTCGTGCGCCCTTGACTAGCTTGCCACCGTCGGCAAACTTCATGGTCTTGAACGCTCCGCCACCAGCGGCCATGTGGTGCTCGTGGATAGTGGCCTTGATCTTGGCCTGTATCTTGTCAAGTGCGGATGGCTCCTTGGTAGCTTCACCGCCTTCTTTGAATCCCTCACGCAGCAGGTGGCGGATGTACTCGTCATTGAGAACCTGACTGGGCAAGCCTTCACCCTCAAGACCCAGCGCAAGGTCATAGTACCCCGGCCCCTCAGCGCCTTTCATCTTGTAGTCTTTGCTCTTGCGCCTTTCGATAATGTCCTGCGCCCACGGGCCTTGGAATCGTTCTGGCTTTTTCTCTCTGAACTCCTTGTGCCAAGTGGGCAAGAATATCTCGGTGGGGACTGGCTCCATGTTGTATCCCAAGTCCTCACCCTTGAGTAACGTGGGAAAGCCGGGATGCAAGTCGGGCCTGTTAACCGATTCTTTCTCAAGTCGGAACAGGCGAGGGCCAGCCGCAAACGTGTCCACATCACCGCCATGCTCAGGGTGCAGCAGCGTTGGCTCCGTTTCCTTGATGAGCGTGTCGGTTGGTTTAAAGATGACGCCCTTGCCGCTCTTCTCGCCACCCAGTGCGACACCACCCTTCTTTGGTGGGATACCTTGGCCCATCATCAGGTCGGCCAGTGCGGCACGCTTCTCAAAGGTGTCCGCTTGTTTCCAAACGCTAGGGTCACGGATGCTTGCGCCCTCTCCAAAATTCAAAGCGAGGTTGTGGTTGATTTTGGCCTCAAGCTCGGGAGATAGCTTGCCCTGCTTCATGGCCTCCATGAACTGGCGTTTGAGCTTGTCGAACACAACGGGATTGGTCTTGAGTTGGTTGGCCGAACCAAGCATCGTCGTCCATGCGGTATCAGGGTCAGTCAGGTTCTTGAGGCGGGAGGCTGTGCCTTCATCCATCACGCCCCAGACCTTGCCAGCGTAAGCTGGGTCGGCTTCGCTAATAGCAGAGAAGTTTGCGCCGCCGATGTTGCCTCCGCCCACTCGGGTGCGGTCAGCTTGAGTCGTGGTCACGCGCTTCATACCGCGCTCCATGAGTTGACCCAGAGCCTCGGACGCCTTGGTCGGGGGCTGGGACTTGATGAGTTCAGCGGCCTTGCGTCCAGCGGCTGCACGGTCGGCTGCGGTCAGCAAGGTCTCTGCGGCTGGCTCCTCGGCCAGCAGCTTCTTGACTACGTTGAGTCCGCCTTTGAGGGTTTTACGATCTGCCATTGTCTACACCGCGTAAGGGTTAACCCGCTCTTTGCGGGCATAAGCATAGTCATCATCGTCGTCATCATACCGAGGCTCAGGGTTGATGTCGAGGAAGTTCATGTCCTTGAGAAGACGTATAGCTTGGGTGGCCGAGTCTACATAGTCGTCGTGGGAGGAGTCGGGGAAGGCGCATATCTGGGAGAGGAAGCCCTCGCACCAGTCCTTGACGTAGCCCTTGCGCACACCCGACTCAGGGAGCCAGACGCGGCCAGTGGCAAAGATTGACGCGGTGATCTGGAGACGCTGCATCTTGTCCGCCTTGCCGGGGTTGTATCCCCTGACAGGCAGGTGGGCCTGACGTAGCTCTTGGATCAGGGAGATGCCCGCAGCCTTGTCCTCCACCAGTATCAGGTCGGGGCGCTTGGCGTCCTTGCCCTCACCGTAGGACACCCGCCACTCCTCTAGCACCTTGGGCTTGAGCAGGGGGAAGGTGAGGTGCTCGGCCCAGCAGTCGATGAGCAACACGGACATCGGGCCGTCCATTGGCTTGAACACACCCCACGTCGTCATGGCCGTCGGGTCGTTGTGCTCTTTGTCGGTGAAGGCGCAGTCATAGGACTGGACGATGTACTCAAAGCGGGGGAAGGGCTTGTCGGGAGGCCAGAGCTTGAACATATCGCGGGAGACGACCTTGCCGTCCTCCAGATCGACGATGGCTCCCATCACCTCCTGCTCGTAGAGCTTCGATCCCTTGTACTGCTCAAGTTGGTTCTTGAAGGTGGGCGCGAGGTTGGCCGCGTTCTCGTAGGTGGAGGCGCGGTCGATCACCACGTCGTCACCCTCCCGACCGACGAGGTCGAGGATCAAGTCCTTGGGTCGGGGCGTGGTGGTCACGATGACCCGTGGCGCATCACCCAGACGCAGGCCGAACATCATCATGTCCCACGCCTCTTGGATGTAGTGGAAGGCGGCAAGCTCGTCGCACCATGCGAAGTGGAACTGCGGGCCACGCAGGCGCTCGTAGCTGTCGGCAGAGATGCCACGGATGCTGGAGCCGTTGACCAGCCTGATCTGGTGATCCTGCTTGTTGTAGTCCACCAGCAACTCCTTGGGGATCACGGCCAGCAGCCCGCTCACGCCCTCAAAGCAGGTGAACTTCAGGTCGTTGGCCGTGGGAGCCAGCACCAGCCCTCGACTGTTGGGAACCAGCCAGCACCACCACCATAGAGCCTCAGCCGCCGAACGGGTCTTACCGGCCCCTCGGCCCGCGAGCATTAACCAAACTAGGTAAGCCTGCTCAAGCGGCGGAGGTATCTGGTAACTATGGGCGCTCGACACCCATTTGGCGTGGGCGATGTAGGCAATGCGGTCGTGGACGGGCAGCGCGTCGAACTCGGCTGCGGTGTCCTCGTCGAGCATTTCAAGCATAAATGTCGCACCGAGAACAGAATTGCAGGGTGTTGGGGTAAAACCCCGCGTTTTTCGACACCATCAGGGGTCTTTCTGTTCTGAATGCGACATCAGCCCACACGTTTCGTCATCTCCATGTTGCGCATAAGCTCAAACAGGCGAGTCGATGTGGCGTCCTCAGTGGCGATGGGCGCTCCACCCTCCACGCCCTCTAGCGCCACGCGGTCGCCGTATTTCTTGGGCTTGAGCTTCATGGCCGTCCACTTGCGGGCTTCGATCCTGTTCTTCTGCCACTGGATGTAGGCGCTGCTCAGGTCAATACTTAGGACTTCCCCAGTCCTCTTGTCAATAAACTCGGTCACCTCGGGCCGCTCGTCAGCGATCTGGATGATTTCGTCGGCCAAGGTGTCGGCCTGCTCTTCCCGTGCGCGGGCGTATTGCTCCGCAAACGAAGGATGGCGCAACAACCACTCGTAAACCGTAGACTGTGCTGGGAGCACTCCCGTCGTATCTGACCTCAGTATCTCTCTAAGGCTCATTCCCTCTGAGAGCATGATGCAGATGAGGTCTGCGGTCTTTTGGCTGAATGTCGTAGGAGCGCCGATCTTGGCTGATGCTACCTTCCCCTTGGCTTTGGGCTTGGCGGCGCTTGTAGCGGCCTTCTGGCGCGTTTTGGCAGTGGTTTCTGGCATAACCCGTAATCCCCGTGAGTGAATGAATGACGTCAGTGTATTCGATTCGCTTTCGGTTCGCCAGTGTAGGTTGTTGGTGGCTGGCACTGATTTCCAGCTTGCTTAGGTCGCGGCATCCCTAAACATTTGTTGTTAGCACGGGCTTTCACCGTGGCTATGTCCGCCTCAACATGGCATCGCATCAGCCTGCGCATTCACCAACACGGCTGGAGACTGGCCCGTTCTTTCGGCTCCATCTATCACGGCAGTATGCCGAGACCAATCCCCATGCGTGATGGCTCCACTTGCGTGGAAACCGATTCGCTTTCAACTCGCTTTCATTTGGGTTTCGATTCGCTACAGAGCGACTCAACTCGGGCTTCTGGCCTCTGTTGGGCGCACTCTTCAGGAGTCAAGCTGAAGTCTGGAACCCACGATAAAAGCACGATGAGCGCTACAAACATTATCCCACAGAGCACGTCGTCAAGCAACTGATTTTTCATCATCTACTCCTAAGTCTCCACCGAAATCGATACCGCACTTCTCGCACGTCCAGTACCACAGGACATGGACGTCGTCCACGGTGTGGCGTCCCATCTCGTCGCAGTCGTGGCCGCACTTGGGGCACTCGTGATCTTCTCTCATATCAACCTCCTACGCCAATCTGGCCTGTCATGCTGAGGTAGTGGTTCTGGCGCTGCACCTGCATCCACTCTACACGACGAGCCTCTGCGGCCTCACGGCGTTGTTGGGCCTCCCACTCGGCTGCGCCCTTCTCCACCAAGCGCTGAATGTCTTGGGTCACTAACTGGTTGAATTCTGCTTGAGTCATTTCGGTTTCCTTTCGATTTCGATTCGCTTTTGATTCGGTTTAAGCCAAATACCGCTTTGCAAATTCTTGCGCTTGGGCGTAAGTGTCAAAGTGAACAACGTCAACGATGGCGGCGCGGTCTGTGGCATTTTTTTCAACAGCCCAGTTCTCAAGAATCAAAGAGTCAAGATCAGGGGAATCGCACAGCATTGCAGTTGTGTCAACGTGAATTGCTTTGAAGACGTCTCCATGCAACTCCAAGATGGTGATGGTTGTGGTGGTGTTGGTCATTTCGCTTTTCCTTCTGTGTTACCTGCGATGTTGCAGTAGTGACATTGTAACCTCAAGATAAACTAGCAGAAACCAGTTTCTGCTAATTATTTTGTAGGTGTTTACCCTAATTCTCAAAAATTAAAGATTGCTGTGCCAGACGTTTCTCTTGCAGCTTTTTGTAATCTGGGTTTAACTCGCAGCCAAGGTACTGCCTACCAAGGTCTTGGGCTACCTGTGCGGTTGTTCCGCTGCCCATAAACGGGTCAAGGACAATACCGCCTGCTGGTGCGCCAGCAAGGATGCAAGGCTCTATCAGGTCAGACGGGAATACGGCAAAGTGTGCGCCATCATATGGCTTGGTGGTGACTGTCCAAACACTGCGCTTATTGCGCTTTTCCGTATCGTGGTCGTATGCAACACCTCCACCGTTTTCGCGTTGCTTTCTACCATCCATTTGCCATGCGCCTTTACTACCTAACGGCCTCCGCTTATCGTCTGGAAATATAGCAGCCTCTTTAATAGCATCCGCATCGTAGTAATACTTCTGCGACTTGCTCATCAAAAAAATGTATTCATGCGCCTTTGTGCATCTGTCTTGCACCGACTCAGGCATAGGGTTTGGTTTGTGCCAGATGATGTCTTGTCGCAAATACCAGCCATCGGCGCGTAAGGCAAAAGCCAGCAGCCAAGGAATGCCGATTAAGTCTTTGGGTTTAAGAGATTTAATTATTTTTTTACCATGATGTATTTGGTTTTCTTCATAGGCTTTGTTAGTCCCAACACCATCACCCCATGTTTTATTTCCAGCAGGAGATGTGTTGTAGCTATCCCCAATGTTCAGCCAAAGCGTCCCATCGTCTTCCAGCACATCCCATACACAGCGAAACACCTCGACCATTGCCTTGATGTATTCCTCTGGCGTTTCCTCAAGTCCAAGCTGTGCGTCAACCCGTGTAGCCCCGCATTTGTGGCAATTGGTAGATGAACCCCCACGATGTGCTGTTTCTGGTCTTAAAACACTTGTACCGCGCTTTGGATCGTTCCATTTTGTTGGCATGGATATGGAATGTTCGCAATCAGCGTCACCGCCATCCCATTTTGCTGTTCCATAGTCCCGCAAACCGTAATAAGGTGGGCTGGTCACGCAAGTTTGTGCTTTGATGCCTTGTTCTTTCCAGCGGCGCATGGTTTCTCTGCAATCACCAAATTCAATTTTATTCATTAGGCTTATCCTCCATCTTGAGGTGGGACAGCAACTGCACCAGCACCATTGCATCGTGGCTGTTGGCCTTGGTGATGTAGTTCTCGACCTCATGGAGAACGAACTCAAAGCCGCTGTTGAACCCTCGGATGTATTCGGACATCACGGCCTCCGCTGGTGGCTTGCAAGCCCTGTGCTGGCTGGTGAAGTGATCCATCGCCTCAATCAAGGTATCGATGGGCACGGGCATGACGGGAGGGCTATCCTCCTCCCCGCATATCTCGCACTTGAACTTCCCCGTATTCGTGTCAATGACAAGATGGTCTATGTCTTCGTTCATACGCCCTCCCGCGCCTCTTGGCGACCGCGTTCGACCAAGTAGCGGGCATCCGCCCTATCCTCTATGGCCTCGGCCTCCAGTAAGGTTCTGATGGCCTGCGCGGCGGCTTGCCCAGCCTCTGGGGACTTGGCCCTCTCGTACTTATAGCCAAGGTTGATGTATTGCGATTCAGTGTTTTTCATGTTGCCCTCTTACCAGTTTGCGTATTTTTTGAATGCCTTGGTGTACTCGGCGCGATTTTTGAAAGGCCCATGCTTCATGCAATAGGACAGAAACTCTTTGCTCATAAAGTAGCCCTGCGCCCGCTCGTCGCCTGACTTGCCCACCTGCGAATAGGTCTCGCCTTCGTAGTAGTCACGCAGGACGAACTTGACCTTGGGCCACATATATTCCCCGTCGTCAAACTCAACTACGTTTTGACCACCGACACGCCCGTAGCCGTCGTAGAACCCCTCAAACTTACGACCGTCAGGCATGAGAGCCACGACATTGTTGAGATGAGGGATGCCAAGCGCTGCAACGACCACAGGCAGATGCGTCTTAGCGCAGGTTTTTGAGAAGTACCCCATGTCAGCCCCCGTACTCAATGGCTTGCAGGTTGCTGATACGGGCGTTGATGTCAGTGATGGTTTTCTGAAAGTCAGCCATCACCTCTTGCTTTTTCTTTTCCAATGCAGCAATCTGCTGCGCACGGGGGTCGTAGTCTTCGGGAACATCGACTTCGACCTCACGTAGGCCAATGTAGGTTCTGCCATCGGTGTCATCTATTTTGAAACTAAAAAGCTCAAATGAGCCTACGTCATCAAACTCGTATTTTCTGTAGTGCAGGTGCGCTGTGATGGTAATTTTCATGCTTGCTCCTTCAATGTGCGAATGGCTTTACGAACTGCGGCCAACGCCTTCTTAGTGTCTTGCTCCATTCCTGCAAGGCCAAACTCCTTGGCATAACGATTATTCAGCCACAGGGTTTGCTCTGCTTGCTTGAGTGCTTGCTTGATGTTTTCCATGATGATTCCTTTCTGGGGCCGAAGCCCCGTTGGTTGATTAACGTGATGTGACCTTGACGGTGAACACGGCGGTGGTCTTGGTGTTGGCGGCAATTGCTTTTGGTACGTCTTGCTCTTCATAGCCAATCTTGGCCGCAACCTTTTTCCAGTCAGCTTCGACTTCGAGCTTGGCCGCAACCAGTGCCAGCCAGTCAGTGCTGGAACGATTGCTTTCGATGTAGGTGGCTTTGAACAGATTGCCTTCGACAACCTTTGCACCGCCCATGCTGGCGGAGTCTTTGATGCCGTCCTTGATGGCGTCGGCCTGCTTGGTCAACTCGGCGATCTGGGCCAACAGGTTACCCAGTACATCGACTTGGGTCAGGGTGATGTCGTTTGATTTCATGGTGGACTCGCTTTCTTTCTCTGGTGCTGCCTTGCACGATTGCTTGGTCAGTGATAGGGAGTGTAACTCCAAATTAAACAGAAAAATAGCCCCAAACGAAAAAAAAGTAAAAAAAAACCACAAAAGTAGGGAAAACCCCTACTTTCCCCCATCACGCGGTAGCGATGTCCTGCTCGGCCATATGGCAAAAAATGGAGCACTCAATGTCTGGCTCCTTGGGATAGTTCCCATCTTCTGGCTGGAGTTCGTCGAGATATCTGTCCTTGAAGATGGTTTGCTTTTTGAACCGCTCTAGCTTCGCCATGCGATCAAATTGCTCTGGAAAATCCACGCGAATCTTGTTCCAGTAGCCCATCCCACCCTTGACGCAACCAATGCAGTTGTTGTTCAAGTAGCCCAGCTTGTACATCTCGGGCAACTCAATCCCTGCGTTCTTAAGCATTGCCAAACAATCTATTTTGCTCACCCCTTTGTCAATCAAAGGAACCCAGACGTCAACGTCGTTGTTGGCGTCCACAAATCGGTCGTAGCGCTGCTGCTCTTCGGCGGTGTACCCAAACACTTGACGGTCGCCCGCCTGCTCGTAACGCTCACGCACCTGCTTCTTGAGCACTCGGGTGCATGGAGCCGCACCCCTGATGTTCATTGCGCTAGTCTTGAACGTCTCATAAATAGACCGCTTGTAGTAGTCGTTGCCGAGAATGACAACCTCCTGCCCAAACCATTTCTCGCATTCAGCAAGGAACCGCTTGTTGTCCGGGTGCTCTTCCATCACCTCGGTGTAGGCAATGATTAAGGGCAGATTCCCAGCGTTTTCGGCAATAGCCAGCTTGGTAGCCACGGCGCTTGCCGCTCCGCAACTGAACCAACACAAAATCCTATTCGCCATTTTTTTCCACCAATCTTTTAATTGTTACGTTGAGGGCATCCATCTCGTCCATCTTCCTCACAGCCCACATCCTGCGCTGCCCGTGGAGGCCGTTAAACGCCCCTTGGTGGCAGTCTTTGCACAGGGCAATGCAAACGTACTGCCGATGCTGTTTGACGTGGTGTGCGTCGCTTGGGCCAGCCTGATCGCATACCGAGCAGGGGAGCGACTTCACCCGCCCGACGTGAGCGCGTTCAGCCTTTGTCAGTTGGTTGTTCACGCTTGGCCTCTGGTTTGATAGGGCGCTCTTCTGTGTAGAAGGTGTGGTCGTTGAAGCATAGGCGCTTGCGCTTGACTACGCTGCCCTGAAGTTGGCGCGTTTCTTTCACGTCTGTGTGCGCCTTGCATTCTGGGCATCTCATCCGCTCTTCTCCTTCAGCATCTCAACGTACTTGCACAGTTGGGCAAACACGCTCGGGTCTAACGCCACCACGTTGTTCTCGTGATGATTTACTGCCAGCCATATCTGGAATCCGTCGAAACTGGCGTACACGCCATCGCCCAAGTAAATTGATTCATCGTCCATAGCTATTCTCCTAAACAATCGTGGTTCTACGGTTCTTCGAGTTCGGGAAGAACACCAGCGAGAACACTGGGAAATCCATCGGCTCGTCCGGTGTCACAGTCTCGCAATTGATGAGCACAGCGCCTTGCACCATGTGCCTACGCAGTTCGCCGTTGCTCATGACGGTGCATGGGCGCTCGGCGGACATGGGTATCGCTGGTCGTAGGCCGTTTAGGTATTGCAGTACGTTCATATCTTGCTCCATACCCAAATGCCCAAAATTACAAGCAATACCCAATACTGAGTTTCAGTCATGCTTTCTTCTCCAAAACGATGCTTTCAAGCAACTCCATTGCGCTGCCAACATCTTCCAATAAATAGTCGGGGAGCCTTCTGTCGGGCTGGCTAAATGCCCACGACTCCAATGCGCTCAACAGCTTGATGATGCGGAGGGCTTCTTCTTTAGTCAAAATTTTTCTCCTTGAGTTTGGCTTCGATGCCGTCAAATAACTCATCCCATTCTTTTTGAGTCTTCGGGTTTGCTGCCTCAAAACTTGCCCTCTCCTCCTCCGTCAACTTTTTCCACGGCCTCTTGTAGTCTTGGATGTCATCATTCTCTTCAATGCGCTGTGGTGGTGCTGTGTATTCCTTGGGGAAGGCTGTGCGGTACTTGATGTACTCCTCGTGGAATTCAGCATTGATTTTGTCCATCGCTGCTTGGCGCTTGGCTTGAAAGCCACCGCCCCATGCACCTTGCCTGCGGGCAAGTTCGTCAAACGCTTCGTCTTCAGGTGTTTTCATTTGCTTGCTCCTTTAGGTCATTTGGCAGCACCACAGTAGTGAGCATTACCCTGTCCCCGTCGACTATCAACGCAGCAACGGTAATCGCGGCTAAGTTTTTGCCGTATATCTTCTTCAGCGCATCCCATACTTTTTGTGCTTCAGTTTTTTTCATAGCATTCCATTCTTGAGTGTGATGCAAGTACCCTCAAGCTGGGTAATCATGGCGTTACCTTTGAGGGACATCTTGCGTAGGTTTTCCTTTTGCTCCTCTACTGAGCTACGGCACTCCGATTCGCGGGTGAAGTATTTCATTGACTGCATGAACTCACAGTGATTGTTCATACAGACGAACAGGATGGGGATGTAGATAACTTGAATCATGCAATTAGCGCCCACAAAATGCTACCCACGGCAGCGACAAACAAAACAAACGCAAAAACCGAAATGACGGTGACGACAATGTCCTCTAGGTAGTCGTCGTCCTCGCCACTCATGCCACGTCCCTCCCCTGAAACATCTCCGCGCTCCATGCATCAAGGATGCGGGCTTTGGCCTCTTCGCGTTCTTCTGGTGGGTAGATGTCGGCAACAACATCCTCCAATAGCTTCAATGTCGACTCGCACATCTGTTGTGGTGTAAGTATCATTTCGCCTCCCTCGCTTTCAGCATTGCGTTTTCTCTATCTTTATTTTTCCATCCCCGCATTGCAATCATCAAAGTCGCCTGCTGGTTCGCAGTTGTCGCAATAAAACCCCGATACATATCCCCGTCAGGCCCAGCCCACACTTCGCTGTCGTCATCATCATCAATTTCTACACCAGATGCTAATAGCCCCTGCATAGCCAACCCGACGTACCAATCATGCAGGGTCATATCGCGGGCAAAGCCGCCTGTCTTCTCCATCCATGTTGGGTCGATGGTTGTGGTGTCTTCTTTCATGCTTGCTCCACAGGTTCGTAGGTCATCTCAAAGATGTCAGGCTTGCAGGGGTAGTGTTCGCCCTTTACGCCAGTGATGATGTAGTCGCCGGGCGTCACAGTCATCGGGCCTTCAAGCGTTTCGATGCGCGGCATTCCGCTGAGGTGGCCCTCAAATACTGCTGGGTGGTCGCCCATCTTGAACCACTGCGTGGCCTCAATGACCACGGGCTTCTTGCGGTATTTCATTTGCACTCCTTGGTGAACAGCGCCCGTGCGGTAAAGCACTCAGGGACGTATTGGTAGTAGTAATAGGCATAGCCAGCCACCATCAGGGTCGCAACAAAGCCAATTGCCATGCAGGCAACGGCGAAGAAGTTGAAGACGGCTCTCATGGCGTCAGAACGCATACTTGTTGGCGCAGATAACGTCCAGCACGATCTCGCTGCTGACGCCATTGACCATCCGCTTGCCGTACACCAACCGTGGCCGCAGGTTGACCTCTTGGCACTCCTTGATGGCGTCGATCTGCTCCATGCGGGTCAGTGGCTGAATCTTCTTGTCGAGCACCAGCGTCTGGCTGGTGAACATAGGCTCCTCGGCCACCTTCGTGTTCGTTGAGCAGCCCTCAAGCCAGCCCATTGAACAAATAATCAAAATCGTAAACATAGTCTTTTTCATAGCGTTGCCTTTCCTTCTGCTCGGTTGTTTGCTTGTTCAGTGCGCCAGATTTCAACGCGGGCTTGTGCCCCCAATAAATCCCAGCGCAGCTTTTCTTCTATCTCAATTGCCTCGCGCAGCCCCTCAAGAAGCTGCACATACTCAGGGTGCGCGTATGCCTCGCGCTCTTGCGCCCCAATGGCGCTCTCCATGCTTCGCTTCATCAAGATGGCCTTGAGGGACTTTCGGTACTCTTCGATGTAGCACCTCTCGGCCTTTGCTTTAGCGAACCTCTTCCCGTTGAGCAGGATGTAGTCAACGGCCTTGTGTGGGTCGCGGTCTTCGCTCATTCTTCATCCTTCGGTGGCCGCTGGCATGACCAGATAAACCACGCCATAAAGAACCCAAATACCCAGACCACAATCCCGGTCAACATCAATGCCCAACTAACTACTTGGAAAAATTCTTCCATCACTTTCTCCTTTCTTTTATAAAGTCTTCACGCACATCAATCATCGCTCTCGCTTGCTCAAAAGCCTCGTAGGCAATGTCAACTCTTGACCGACCTTGCACGGGCTTTTGCACCAACCCCATCAAGATGAACATCGCATAGATGTCAATCAGTTCTGGTTCTTCTGTCATGTTTTTTTCTCCAAACTTTGCATCACTCGCTCATGCAGGACATCAATCAACGGCGGGTCTCCTGAGAACAAAAAATACACCACCACCAAACCCAAAATGAAGTTCATTCAATCCCCTCAACAGTTATCTTTACCATTCCACCAATCTCGTCTGCCCAGTACACCCGCAGGTCTTCGATCAAGGCGTCGTCTTGCATCACGCCTGCGTGAGTCATGGAGTCCAGAATTGCTTTGAGCAGATTGTCTAAGTCGCGACGGCGGCGGTCAGGGCGGTATGCCTTGATCTCCACCTTCACGGCGTAGTCAATGTGCTTGTTGGCCCGCTGTATCAGCACTTGGTCGGCCACCGCCTTGCGGTACTCGCGGCCTTTCTTGCTGATAAGAACGCGCCCATCGAAGCTGCGCCAATAGGTGTTGACAGTTGGAGGCCAAGGTAATGTGAGTTCAATCATGCTTTGCTCCTTGCTCTGATTAAGTCGCCATAAGTCCCGCCACCTTCTCTCAGAATATGGTCAACCATCTTGGCGCACTCTTCACGCTCGTCGACGGCTATGGTTTCCAACTGCCCGCGCAAATTAGCAACCAACAGCATCAGAGAATCTCTTGCCGTTTTGAGTCGGTGAAAATCAATTTTTTCGTCGTCTGTCATTTCCATTCTCCTGTGTTGCCTCTATTACCCTTTGCCCACTGCTCTCGAACATCTGCCTCAAGACGTGACTTGGGATGTAGGTCGTTCCATCCCTTGTGCTGCTTCCCCATGTGGTCACGGTAGCCGTTGAGCCACTTGTGAGCACCGTCACGATCTTCCAGTCTCTTTTTAATGACCCATCGAACGAGACAGCGATGCCGATGTTCATCGTCTCCAACACCTTCTTGCGCGGCATTCAAAATTCCCCCCCGGCGTCGAAAGACATAGGCCGTGAGTCGTAGGATTCCACAAACTGCTGGCTGTCCTTCAAATACCACAGCGAGTACCAATCCTCTGATTCGCCGTTACGCTGCTTCTCGCACATCAGGTATGCATCAGGAATCATCGGGTCAACGGAGCCAGTCTGCGCGTCGTGCTCCTTCTTCTTGTTCCGCCAGACCATCAGGACGTTGTCCACTTGGTCGCTGATGGAACCCGAACCCTTGATGTCGTTCTTGTTCGGCTTGATCTCCTCGCTCTGCAATTTGCGGATGTGGTGAATCAGGTGGACGTGGACGTTGTGGTCACGCGCCAGCGAGGTCAACTAATCGACAAATGCTTTCTGCGCGTTGTAGTCATCCTCACCAGACACACACTTCATCAGCGAGTCAATGAAGATGTGCTGCACACCCAACTCCACAGCGCTGTAGCGCGAGACCGCAATCACCTGCTGCGCGGTCACTGTGCCCTGCTGGTCGTACAGCCACAGGTGGTCAAGAGCAAACAGGCGCATACGCTCAATCAACCCGTTCAGATACCGCGCCTTGTCGATGTAACGTGGGAAGTCAATGTTCTCGCCAGCGAACTGACGCAGCATACGGAACAGGGTGCGCTTGGGCTTCATCTCAAACGAAGCAATCATCACCTTCTGGCGCTGCTTGATTAACCCCAATGCGATCTGGCCCGTCACCATGCTCTTGCCGCCACCGTTGCCGCCTGCATACAAGGTGACCTCACCAGCGCGGAACTGGAACCCTTGGCTGGTCTTTTGCCACGGCATCAACTGCGTGTCCTCAACCTTCGGGTTGTTCAACTCCCGCTCTATCTCCAGCAGGAACTCGTCAGCCAACCGAACCTTCTGGGCCACGTCGTTGGCCTTCAGGTACTTCTCAAAATCAATCTCGTCGGGCTTGATGATGCGGATGCGACGCGCCTCATCCAACTCCTTTGCCCGAACCTCTACGCTAGACATTTGCATACTTCACCGCCTCTTCTATTCGCTGTTGGGATACTTTCAATCTCTCTCTGTCGCCCTCGGCCAGCCGCTTGCCTTGGCTCATGTCGTAGGCACAGATGGCAACCACCAGTGTCTCAAACGAAATGATGCGCAGCAGGTCGCTGGCGTAGAACGCGGGCTTGACCGCAGGCAACCCGTGGACTGGGTAGTCGCGGCGCTTGTCGTCGGGTGGGAACAGATCGCCCAAATCCAGCCCGACCGAATGCACTACTTGGAAGACGTCGCACCCAGCGTGACAGTGCAGCAAGATGCGGCCATCTTCTTTTTCGCGGATTGACAACGATGGGCCTCTGTCCTCGTGGGCTGGGCAACGCGCCGTCCATGAGCCGTTGCGACCCTTAACCTTTGCCAATCGGCTCAACAGTTGCTCAATCGGTGTCATATCACCCTCCGACCTGCAACCGAACCGCTAACCGAATCGGTTTCCGAGTCATCCTCCCACCGCTTTTGGTTCAAGAACGTCATGGGCGCAGGCTCAAACCCCGAAACCCACTGCTCAGAGGCCTTTAAACGGGTCACCACGGCGTTTATTTTGTCGGTTAAGGGGTCTAGTGCTTGACGCTCCCATTTCGCCTTACAGGCCGATTTAGCGACTTTGCGCTTCGATGTCGGCCAGTTGTTCCAAAATTCATCAAAACGTGATGTTGTCGGAGCATCCGACGAAATGGTATTTGTATTTCTATTTCTGTTTCTGTTAGGGTTCGCTTTCGGTTTCGATTCGGTTTTCGATTCGCTTTTCGACGGTCTTCCTCCTCTGAGGCCAAGCTGTCGATTGTTCTCAACTTGACGTTGATAACGTGTCAATTCGTCATGGCAACGACGATTAAAGTACCCTGTTTCGGTACGTTCAAAGAACTCATTCAAAACCGATTCGGTTATGTCCAAATCCAGACGGATTTTTCGGGAAACCGATTCGGTTTCAAGTGGGATTTCTTTTTCGCTCATGTAGTACAAATCCAGCAGACGGCGGTAGGCCAAATCTTCCGCATCCGACAGATGCACGGTGTGCGTCAGGTAGTCACCGATGTGGAACTTGTACCAAATCATCTGAGTTCTCCGAAGATGTCTGGCCGCAGCGTGGTACGACGTACCTGCCCTTTGGTGTACCGCTCAATGGCAACGGACAACTCCGGGCTGGGCACTTCCCTGTCGGAGATGAGCAGGCTCAACCACGTCTTGCTGATGCCCAGCTTCCGCGCCATTGCCAGCTTTGCCCCTCTCGGCTTGGTGTCAAAAAATTCAGTTAACGTCATGTATCTCCTTTTCGGTTGGTTTAAGCGCATGATACACCAAAAAATAGATTACGCAACGGGGTTGTATTTCCCACTTAAATTTGATAGACTCAGGCGGCAATCAAAAGTTAAAGCGAAAAATGCACACAGAACATGAATTTCACGAGGCCAACCTCGAAAGAATGCAAATGCTTGAAGCTGCCCTTGAACGGGCGGAGGCGGGCGTTGCTACGGGGGGCGACTGGGACATCATCCGCTATGAATGCGGGATGCCACAGCGCTCCAAAGTCACTATGGAAACAGTGTCAATCACTAGGAGCGAATAAATGGGATTAGTAGCGAAAGATAGCGGCGGCGGCGGTGAGTTCACCCCAGTGCCACCGGGGATGCACCTTGCGCGGTGTTACCGCGTCATCGACCTTGGAACACAGGAGTCAACCTACCTTGGAAAAACCAAATTCCAGCCGAAGGTCATGCTTCAGTTTGAGGTGCATGGAGAGGACGAAAAGGGCCAGCCGATAGTCACGGCCAAAGGTGAGCCGATGTCCATCAGCAAGAACTTCACGCTGTCTCTTGGCGAGATGGCGACCTTGCGCAAAGACCTGCAAACGTGGCGCGGACGCGAGTTCACGCCCGATGAACTACTTGGCTTTGAACTCAAGAACGTGCTCGGCGCTTGGGCGATGGTCTCGGTCATCAAGGCGTTGGGCGGCAACGGCAAGGAGTACACCAACATCGCGGCCATCATGTCCGTGCCCGCTGCGATCAAGAAGGCGGGGATGCCTGAAGGTCACAATGACTGCAAGCTGTTCTCCATCGAAGAACCCGACATGGTTCTGTTTGAGACATTTAGCAACGGACTGAAGGAGAAGATTCAGAAGTCGCCAGAGTGGCAGTCGCGCAACGGTGCAGAGCCTTCAAGAACCCAACCCAAATCTACGGGGAGCGGGTTTGACGACATGGATGACGACATCCCTTTTTAGAGAGGCGCGAAATGCAAAACCCAAAGCATTCATTACTGATGGAAATTGTCTTGGATCACCCTGAGACCTATCCAGATGAATTTGTGCATTACATCTCTGAGAACTTGAACGTCTACGACGCCTTTGAGCGTGAGGCGTTCAAGGTAATCAACCGTGGGTATACGCACTACAGCGCCAGAACCATCATTGAAGTTTTGAGGCATCACTCCAATCTCAGCGACAGCACCGAGACATGGAAGTTGGCCGATCACCCGATGCCGTACCTCAGCCGCTTGTTTGCGGCTCACCACCCTGCTCACGCAAACCTTTTTTCCTACCGTACCACCAACTTGGAAAAAGCCCAGAAACGTAACCAACCCGATTAAGGAAAAATCATGGAAAAAGAATACATATCGATCTTTGTTCACAAGTCAGAAATATCGTTTGTTTGTGAGGCCATTGAAGATCGAGCAAGAGAATTGTGTAAATCAATTTACGCCTCGGCAATTGCTCAATCAAGAACAAAAAAAATGCCTGACCTCCCAACCACCTCCTCTGAACTTGTCAAAGTTCCCGCTCGGCGCGGTCGTCCTCCCAAAAAAGTAAAAACCGAGCTTGAGCTAGGAGACGCAGCATGAGCCTCACAACCCCAGCAATCAGGGCCAGTGAATCCAACCACTGGTACACCCGCGACGGAGCGCCGCAGTACACCGTGCCATCGAAGAAGGATGGCTCACCGAGGAACACTACACTCAGGGACGCCAGAGTGATGAATTTGGTTCCCAGCGTGACCACCATCCTCAATGTCATGGCGAAACCCGCTCTGACGAATTGGCTGCAACAGCAGGTATTGCTGGCCGCGTTAACGCTGCCGCGTCGGCCAGATGAGCCTGAGAAGGACTACATCGACCGAATCATCAACGACTCGAAAGAGCAGGGCCGCTCGGCGGC